TGAAAATTCTATAATAAAAGAGTAATAAGAAATCGCACAAAAAAGTGCAGGGGAAAAAGTTCGAACGTTCGAACTCGCGGGAAAGGAAAGGTAAAAATATTATGGCAAAGAAAAAAATGGAAACTACAGTTGCAATTGTTGACAATAATTCAACAATGAATCCTCCGGCTGATGTTTACAGTAAGGAAATGATAACAGAACTTAACAGTCACGTAAAAATCATTCGTTCCGAAATGAATAAAATCGAAGGCAGTTTTTCCAAAATCGCTTTTAACCTCTATTGGATTAATGAAAACGGAGCTTTTAAGGCTCTTGGTTACAAAGACGTTTATTCCTTTGCGAAGGCTGAGTTTGGAATTGCCCGTGGTACGGCAAACAACTTTATTAATGTAGTAGAGCGATTCGGAAAGCGCATTGATGGCCACATAAGTGAGCCTATCGCCGATGAATATAAGACCTATAAATCCAGTCAGCTTATTGTCATGCTCGGCATGGATGAAAAAGACCTTGAGAAAATCAACTCCGATATGTCGGTTCGTGAAATGAAAAAGGTTAAAAAAGGGGAGACGGAACAGTCCGAAGGCCGTCACAACAATAGTTCTTCTGATTCTTCCTCTGATGATAATACGGTTGATGTTGAATCGAAAGAAATTAATCGCACTGTCATGATTACATTTAAAAGTCTTGATGATTATCTGAAACACCGCGATTCTCTGGAAAACATGATAAGCCGCAATTTTACCGCCGCAAAGAAAGCGGGTAAGGAATATAAGATTGAAGTAGCTTATACTTGGTAAACCGGATTTTAAAATTTATGAGCTCACCCGTCAGCTGGGTAAATAGCCAGTGGAGGCTGACCACCTACTTATCTACTGGCACAAATAGAAGTTGATAAAGCGTGGTTTCTTCGTAGTAAAAAGGCGGTATACAACGGATTTCAGTTCCTTTCCCACGCTTTTATTATATGCAACCTATCAAACACATATATCAAAAAGTTCGAACGTCCGAACTAGAAAGAATGAGGAAATTAAAATGAAATTATCTTTAAATTGTGGAGTTATGATTTTAGCAAAGAATAGCCGTGTGGGCACTAACGGAAATACTTATTACAATCTTGCTATTTTACAAGATTCAGAAGCCGGAACAATTTCTTGTAGTAAAGAAGTCTTTGAATCCGTAGACCCTATGAAGCCTTACGGCCTGCAATTTTCTTATAATGACCAATACAAATCTTTGTCTGTTAGCGGTGTACTGCTTTCAAACGAAAAAGAATCGGTTTCCAATTCTGATTTGAAAACACCTGACAAAAAGTAGCTTTCCCCCGCAAGCCGTTGCATTTCATCGCATTTGTGGCGGCTTGCTTTTCCCTTAAAGGAGTAATAATATATGGAAATTATTTATTTACATATTTCAGCGTTTCTTCTTTCGTTTCTAATTTTCATGATTTTATACTCTTGATATCTTCATGAAGAATGATTTACTCACGTGGGTGACGTAGGAACCCGCTAACCGCTTGCGGTTGATTAACTCAAACTATTTTCAAAGCCTACATAAGCCAGTGGTCTTCCTTCGCGGAAATGGCGTTTCTATTGCGAAATTTAATAACGTGGCTTCGCTATGTTTTTGGTAACATTCCCATTTAGAAAGGTGGATTATATGAAGAAAATGAAAAACATAACCTTTCGTTCCGTAGCTGTCGTTTGCATGATTCTCTTTGTTTCTCCCCTATTCTCCCTTGCTGTTCATGCAAGTGAAACGGGGGAATATTTGGAAACTGACATGCAAAATGTATCTGATAACAGCGCGGAAGGTCTTGAATCCTCTTTGGATAATGATAGTACGAAATATTCAGAACATTCTATAGATAATGATATCTCGGAAAATAACGAGCAACCTACAGACGATAATAGATTGAACGCGATAGAACTTTGGTTACAGGAAACTGGTGGTAATATTCATGACTTAGAAGAAAGGGTGAATAACATTGAACAATATCAGCTTGATAGTAGTACTCTTTTGCAGAGAATTAATCAATCTATCGACTTATGTGTTATCGGTCTTAATTCGATTCTTGAGAATATGGAATCCCTAGAGGAAAGGAACATGCAAACAGAATCTACTGTCCTCTATAGGGAATCGGTACTTGAAAATATAAATGCGGTATCTGAAAGCCTTACAAAATCAGTAGATAAGATAACCGACTTAGAAAGTGTTACCGTTTCCGGTAACTCCATCATAAGCGATAATATAGAACATAATCGCGAATATGCATTGCAGGCCGATGAAGTAAATTCAAACCGATTTTATATATATGTAACGGTAGGCGCTATGTTATTCGGCATTGTTTGTGCCTTAATAATCTCTAGCTATCTAAAGCGTTAGGGGGTATCACATGGGAATTGAAGAAATTGGCAAAATCTTAAGCCTTGGTATCGTTATCGGTATCGGGTTGGGATTTATCCCTATTATTATAGGTATTGCCATTCGTGGCATCCTTAGCCTTTTTGACAAGGCTATTTAAACTGTTATCAAATGCGCATTGATATAAATAAAAAAATAAAAGTTCGAACGTTCGAACTTGGAAAGGGGTATCTTATGGAAGCTGTACAAACTGCTTTAGTAGCATCACTTACTGATATTGGAAGTGGTATTATGTCTGTATTAACGTTGGTACTTCCTATCGCACTCGGAATCGTTGGTGCGGTAATGGTAGTTATTTTCGGCGTGAAGCTGTTCAAAAAGCTCACGGGCAAAGCTTAAGATTATAAAAACGGTTGCCGTTACTTATAAACAGTATCGGCAACCTATTTTTTAATCAATTTCTATATCGTCATAGATAAGTAAAACTAAAGAATTTTCATTACTACTTTGTAACTCTGTTACTATATGCTTTTTACATTTGAATTGTAAATCTTCTTTGGCTCTTTTTAATACAAGTTCATAGAAATCTTGTATTTTAGGTTTATCAGTTTCGAATAGTTCTGCTGATTGTATTTCGTAATTTTCTAGTATTTTATCAGTAAAAATACATCGTAATTTATTATCATTTGTTTTTTCAATTATGACACCGTCCATATAGTCACATATTAAATTATTGTCCATTTTCAAATACCCCCTTTTAAGGGGTATTTTACCATAAATAAATAGATTATGAAAGGGGTGTTTTATGAAGCCTATAAAGCGTGGATTTATTGTATTTTTAGCATCTGTCATACTTACCACAAGTATTATGTCGGTATTATTTAAACCTATAGAAGCGAAAGCCGCTGTTGTTGCTGTTCCCGCTGTTATTGAAACGGGTGCTGTTTTGTGGAATCTTTTAATGACAGCTTTTGTTGCGGCTGGTGCGTATGGAATCTATGATAGTTATGAATCCCAACAAGATACATTCGATAAATTTATGGATTACGTTGGGGGGTCGGAGGTTCCTGAGGTAGATGATGGACAAATATCTACTAAGCACATTATACGTGCTATTCGTGACGGTGATATAGTGACATTCTCTCCTAAGCCCTCGGGTGAAGAACCACCAGAAGACCCGAAAGATAAAAACGGTTGGAAAAAGTGGTTAAAAACAGATAAATATACTATCGGTGCAAGTGTTGTGGCGGCTGTTGCTGGATTCGTCCATAAAACTTATGAAGACGGAGATAGTAAAATATCACAAGAATTGTTTTCTGTTCCATCGCCCGAATATGGGTGGAATGGTGAATATGATACATCCTCAACTGGCGATATCCTTTTGAATATGTCTGTAGATGATGGTATGAACTATACTCATGCGAGATATTATTTTATTAATTCATATGCGCTTAAGTCATCTCTTAGCAGTACTCTTTATAGATATGCCGTTTATTATAATGCAAACGATAGTTATCCTTTACGTTTTTATCAGGGGGTTTTGGATACTAAAAGTGGCTCTTCTGGTGTGAATAAATGGTCTATGCCTTTAGTATGGTCATATGTTCCATATGCTGGTGGTATTACTATACCGAGTCATTATTTTAGTGAAATTAACCCTGTTGCTTCTTATTCAACGAATATGCCTGTTTTTTCTGATATGGAAGCTATGAGCAAATATTTGAATTTTCGTACCAATGATACGAGTTCTGCTATTAATCCCAGAAAAGAGCCAATTAATTATCCAGATATTGTACCTCAAATAAAAAATATGCTTCTCCCTCTTATCACATCGGATTCGAGCACTGGTCTTATTATACCGCCTAGTATCAGCGCGGATGCACTCGCGGATATATTAGCAAGATTTCAAGAGGAATTATTGCCCTCTTATGGTGTTGTTACTGATCCTAGCACAAACCCAAACCCGAACCCGCAACCTATTCCCGAATATCCCACACCAGATGAACACGTGAAAGTGGTAGAAAAAATTATAAAAGAAGTGGTCAATCCCACTCCGAACCCAGACACTCCAACAGTACCCACACCAAAACCTGAAATTGAACCCACACCTATTCCCGATAATGAAGGAATAGGAACTGACAAAATGACAAAGGATTGGAGCGGAATATTTCCTTTTTGTATTCCGTTTGACATAATCGACTTGTTTCGGGTGTTAGAAGCTACCCCCGTTGCTCCCCGTTGGGAACTCCCTATTCGGGCAGATACATTTCACATCAATTATACATTTGTAATAGATATGGCCGAATTTGAATCTCTTGCAAAGATATTTCGCACTTGTGAGACGATTTTATTTATTTTGGGGCTTGCTCTTATTACGGGAAAGGTAATCAAATGGTGATATTATGATTGCATTTATGAAAGAAATTACAAATGCCCTTTTAGATGCGGTGTATATGGTCATGCCCGTTTCGCCTTTTTCAAGATATATTGATTCACTGGCGAGCCTTCCATATCTTGGTTATTTAAATTGGTTCATACCCGTAAAGAATTTTCTCGCTATCGGCGGGGCGTGGTTAGTATCTATTTTCCTCTGGTATTTTTACGGCATTATCTTGCGATGGTTAAAGGCTATCGAATAGGGGGTATCTTATGATTACATTATATAGTGGCACCCCCGGAAGTGGAAAAAGTTTACACCTTGCGGAAAAATTGTATTACCGTGTAAAGAATTATAACGGTGTTGTTATCGGCAATTTTACATTTAACACTAATCTTATCAAGGGCAGACATAAAGGTAAATATCTATCGATAGATAATGACCGATTAACGCCTAAAAGACTAGAAAAGTTTTCTCGTGATTTCCGTAATCATTATTATAAAGGCAAGCCATTGCCCGAGGGGAAATTTCTTCTTGTAATTGATGAATGTCAAATCATGTTTAATAGTCGCGAATGGCAAATGTCGGGGCGTAGTGAATGGCTTACTTTTTTTACACAACATCGGAAATTAGGCTTTGATATTATCTTAATTAGTCAGTTTGACCGCATGATAGATAGACAAATCCGCTCTCTTATCGAATATGAATTGATACACCGCAAAGTAAATAATTACGGCGCGGCGGGAAAGGTACTCGGTTTGCTTTCTGGTGGCTCTCTCTTCGTTTCCGTCAAAATGTGGTATCCAATGAAGGAACGACTTGGGGCGGAATTTTTTATCGGCAAGAAAAAGTATTTTAACATGTATGATACGTACAAAATGTTTGAAACTGCGAAGGGTTGAGGGAAGGGGACTGAGGGGCCCCGCCCGATACCTTCGCGGTTTCTAATAGTTCGGACGTTCGAACTTGGAAAGGATGGTCTTATGACAAATAAAATGAAAAGGTCTTGTTGTATGGGAAGTGTTGATATTTCTTACTTAAGGCGGTTTGGGGAACTTCCTTTTGATACACTGGAATCGCTTATTACGGGTGGATTCTCCCGCCAAAATGCCTATGCGGTGATGAATCATAATATAAAGATAGTCTGTGATTCTATGCGGGAGGAAAAACAAGCAAAGGAGAAAGAAGCACAGCAACGGTTATTTCGGGATTGCCCCTTTTGCCAACTGCCGCCTACTTGACAATAGCAATAAGTTATAGTACATATTGCAACTAAAATTAAAAAGGGAAAATTGATATGGATTACAACTGTAGGGTTTTTGACTACCCCGCAGGCCAACATGTAACGTTTTATAAGCAGACTATTCACAACGGCGAATTAAAAAACGAAAACTTCAAAAAGACATATCAAAAAAGGGAAAGAACGGAAAAGGAAGAAAAGCACTGCCTTTCCGTATCATTAAAAAATACGAAAAATAGAATCTATCAGATAGCGCGCAGTAATCGTTGGGAATGGTTTATCACGCTTACATTTGACCGTCAGAAAACGGATTCATCCGACTATGACGAGATAGTCAAGAAATTAACTCAATATTTAAATAACTTTCGAAAACGTGGAAAGTGTCCAAATATGAAATATCTAATTGTGCCCGAATTACATGCGGACGGGAAACATTACCACTTCCACGGTCTATTGTCAGATTGTGGCGGTCTGTGCTTCGCCTATAGCGGACATAATGACCGTAAGAGCGGTAAGCCTATCTTTAATATAAAGGATTGGACATTGGGTTTTACCACCGCGACACGGGTTGAGGACACAGAAAGGGTATCATCTTACATCACAAAGTATATCACGAAACAAACGGTTAGCCATCTTAAGAATAAAAAGCGGTATTATACATCACAGAATATAGAGATTGTAGAGCCGGAGTTTTGTATTGAAGATGAAGAAGAATTTCAGCAGATTTACGCTGACCGTATCACTTATTGTAAAACCATAGATATACCTGAAGCACATCAACGGGTGACATATTATGAATTAAGAGATTAATATAGAAGGGGTAGAGTTATGGAACAATGGCAAAACGGCAACGGGAAAATGTGTATTGTCTGCTATCGCTATATAGACAATCAACCTCATGAAGCAATCGGCAAAAATAAAAAGCACATGCATTATGTTCATAGGTCATGTTTACGCGGAAATAACTATCCACCTATAAAGACCTATAACGTGTCAAACTAAACACGGCCTACTGTTACCAGTAACGCCCAAACAAATAAAAAACACTCTGTCAAAGCACACTGCAAAGCTGTGCCCCATTTGATAGGGTGTTTTTTGATTTGTTACTCTTTATTAGGTACACTAACGTTATCATTTTAAAAGTTCGAACGTTCGAACTTTTTCAAAGGGGAAAAAATGAGTGCATACATTAAAGAGCATGAGCGTTACATCATTGAAACCATGTTAAAGGACGGAAAGAATCCGAAGGAAATCGCACAAAGGATTGGAAAGCATTATACAACGGTCTATCGGGAAATCAAACGGGGAACGGTCTTAATGCGTGACGGTCAGACGTGGCTTGAAAAATCGGTATATTGTGCGGATGTGAGTCAACGCATTCAAGAGGAACGGGGACATAACAAAGGAATTGATTTGAAGGTCGGTAATGACTATGCTTTTATGCATGAGGTGGAACGGCTCATAAAAGAGGAGAAATATTCTCCTTATGCCGCCCTTGTCACTGTCCGTAAAAGTGGTAACTTTAAGACTGACATATGTACGGCTACTTTGTATAGTTATATTCACTCGCGTCTTTTTTGGTCTATCAGTGCAAAGGATTTGCCATATCAAAAGACAAAAAGAACGGAAAAGAAAATACGTCATTGTTATCATATGACTGGTGCAAAGAAAATTGAAGAACGCCCAAAGGAAGTAAATGAACGTGAAATATACGGTCATTGGGAAATGGACACGGTCTATAGCGGCAAGGGAAAGAGCAAGGCATGTTTACTTGTCCTTACGGAAAGAATGCTCCGTAAGGAGATTGTAAAGCCGATTCGTGACCGTACCGCAAAGAGTGTTGTAAAGGCACTAGACCGAATAGAAAGGGAATACGGTACACGGCGTTTTCGTTCCACATTTAAGACTATTACCTGTGATAATGGGGTAGAATTTTCTGCACATAATGAAATAGAGCGTTCCTTATATGGAGTAAAGCCGCGTACTTCCGTCTACTTCTGCCATCCCTTTTGTAGTAGTGAACGGGGAAGTAATGAGAATGCCAATAAGCTGATACGGCGGCATATACCAAAGGGAGCAGATATTGCCGATTATAGTGTGGACAAGATACAGTATATTGAAGACTGGATTAATAACTATCCGCGTAAAATGTTTGGTGGACTTAGTGTCAATGAATATAGAAAATCTTTAGCAATCCCATAATCGCGGTAACTGAATATAGAAACCAATAGGCGCGCCCCTCTTCCCGAAGGGAACGCTTGTAAAAGTACGTCCAAAATACACTATGCACAAAAACAGCCATCTATTATCGGTGTATTTTTGTGCATAGTGACAAAACTAATTTATTTTAGCGTTTTATGTTGACATTTTCCAAATTATTTACGTTT